CTTATCGTAGCTGACTGTGCCGAGCCTGATACCATCCGTGAGTTGCGGTTCGGTATAGCGAAGTACTTGAGTGAGGAAGATAGGGAGAGGTACGAGAACGCATCACTTGGGTTCAGGAATATGAGACCATCTCCTGATAAGAGTATCAAGGCAGGTATAGATAAGTTACTAAGTATGAAGATTCACGTTACGAGTGATAGTCCGAACCTCATTGCTGAGTTGTCGCAGTATGTATGGGCGGTGGACAAGGATGGTAAGCCAAGTGGTAAGCCAATTGATGCCCATAATCATTGCTTCGTAGGTAGTACGCTAATTACAACACCTTATGGTATGATGCCAATACAAAGTATGGTGCAAGGTGACTTGGTACTTACAAGTAACGGATGGCATCAAGTTGTGAATAAGTTTGATAATGGATGCAAGGAGGTATGCAAGTATAGTCTTATCTTTGAGGATAACACTAAAACAGAAGTTATATGCACACACAATCACAAGATAAAGACATCAACAGGATGGGTAGAGATTGCATCATTGAAGCAGGGTATGGAACTATACCTTACCAAGTATTTGATGGAAAAACATACTACTTGTACAAGGGAGAGAGGTATTTTTCAAAGGGTTGCACAAGACTTCATACTGAAGTTTGGCAATTCTTTAATGGCAAAATACCTAAAGGTTATCATATACATCATATTGATGGTAATCAGCAAAATAATGATATATCCAATTTGGAATGTATTGAAGCAAGTAAACACTTATCTCAACATATGTCATCAAGGGATAAAGAAGAACTTAGGGCAAGAATGGATTATGCCAGAGAGTTTGCAAACAAATGGCACGGCACAGAAGCAGGACTTGATTTTCATAGGAAGATTTCTAAAATGGCTTGGGATAAAGCAGAGTATAAAAAATACAACTGTCATCAATGCGGTAAAGAATATACTTCAAGAACAGCAGGAATCACAAAATACTGCCATCAAAACTGCAAGGCTCGTGCGCTTAGAGCAAGGAGAAAAATATTTTGATAATGTATACGATTTAATGATTGAAGAAGAACACGAATATTTTGCTAATGGAGTTTTGGTTCATAACTGCATAGATCCGATGAGATATTGCATCAAGGTACACGGATATTGGTTCTAAGGAAGGTTTTGTGTATCTTTGGCAGATGTATACAATAGAAGAGATGCCAAGTGGTGAGATGAAGTGTTACTACGTCAGTAGTGAAGGGGAGCGTGAGGTTAAGGAGTTTGAGTATAATAAGTTAACTAATGAGTTAACTATCGGTAAGTTTGAAAAAGATGAACTATGCACATAGATGAACCAAAGGTAGATGTAATGGCAGGGTTAGTGATATTATCGTTAATACTTGTATGTTTCTATTATATTTTTTCAATATTGTAGAAAAAAGATTTGTTGACGTAAATATTTCGTATATCCGCAAAGTAGCGATGTAAATCAGCCACGAGGAATATAGGTTTAAACGAAAAGGTTGGCTAAGTCTAGTTTGTTAACAAAGATTAGGAGTATAGTACCTTCAATATTTGGAGGTGATTCTGCATTAAAGACAGTTTCAGGATTGTCTCCATTCTATGGAAGATTGGATGAGGGTATAAGACCAGGCGAATTTAGTTTCCCTGACTATATGAACCTTACGGATAACATCTTCAGCGTATCATCCGACCAAGAAATTATTAAAGCCGTTACGGATTGTCCTCAAATTGGTGCAATCTTACATAGCAAGTCTAACGCATACGTTAATGGTATCGTAGAAGTGTTATCTAAGTCAACACGCAACAAGGTTAAGGGTCAAGATAAGCGTTGGCAGACCTTGATGGAACATCCTAATGTATTGCAGAACGGAGAAGCGTTTAGGGCGCAGTTGAAGTTCTACATAATGGCATTCGGTTATTGTCCTGTCTTGCGTGTCATCCCTGAAGGATATGACTTTGGTACTGAGATAAGCGCACTATGGGTACTTCCTCCACACTCAACAGAGATTAAGTTCAAGAAGGGTAATATGATGTATACGGATAACATCTCCAACCTCATTGAATCGGTTACGTTGCGTAAAGATAACGTAAAGTACACCATCAAGAAGGAGGACGTATACATCTTCACGGACACAACACCTCTAAGAGAAAATAGTTACCTACCTTGCTCAAGGGTATCATCGTTGCAGTTCCCTATCAACAACATCATCAAGTCATACAAGACGGAAGGTCGTATCATCTCTAAACCATTGGGTATCTTAGCGAATCAAGCAAGAGATACCATCAGTACGTTACCGATTGGTAGCAAGGAACGTAGAGAGTTACATCGTGCGTTCAAGTCTTATGGTACAAGTGATGGGCAAGAAGATACTATCATCACGGATGCCACGTTGAAGTGGGAACATATGATGTATCCAGTTAGTGAGTTGCAGATGGTTGAGTTACGAACCGCTAACGCTGCCATCCTATGCGATGGTATGGGTTATCCGTTTGACTTGTTTGGTAAAGATAAGGGTACTACGTTCACTAATGGTGCAAGTGCAGGTAAGACATTGTATCAGAACTTCATCATACCTGAGAGTAAGAATATGGATACTCAGTTTAACGAGTGTTTGTATGGTGACATCAATGGTGTTGAGTATGTGACTTGTTTCGACCACGTTGCAGCGTTACAAGATGACATCAAGGCAAGAGCAGAGGTACGGAAGTTAAACATTGAAGCAGCGACATTGGAGTTTAACTCTAATGGTATTACCTATAACCAATTCTTAGTAAGTATAGGGTATCACGAAGTATCAGAGCCATATAGCGATATGTATGCTTGGCAGATACGACAAGACTATCCTGAGTTCTTTAACAACACAAGCAATGGAACAAGCAACACAACAACGCAAGGTAGCGGAACAGCCACTAACGAAGCAACAGTTACAGGAAATCAAACGTCTAGCGGAACTCAAACTCAAAGCTCTCAAGGAGCATAAAACGATATTAAAATGATTAAGTCACACTATTTCCCATCACGCACGTTCACTTCCAAAGAGGAGTTGTTTAAGGCATTGAAGGATTCCGAGATGGACATCATTGAGTTCAAGACGGCTAACGTATACAAGGGTTGTGATAAGTCTACTACGATTGGTAAGTCTCACAACACTAAGGAAGCTACTAAGGGCATAGGATTCGCTACTAAGGAGAACTATATCTATCCTATCATCAGTACTACAAGGTATATGGATAGCCACGATGACGTTCACTTCGATGGTTGTTTCACTAAGACGGTTAAGGAACAACAAGGTAAGGTTTACTATTGTGCCGACCATAACCTATCACTATCAGGCATTATTGCATCGAAGAAGAACGTAGAGATGATGGTTGAACCTGTTGATTGGTCTATCGTAGGTAAGGAGTATCAAGGGCAGACTGAAGCGTTGGTGTTTGCCATAGACAAGGCTAAGATTACGAATCAGTTAGCGTTGGATATGATTGAATCAGATCCTGAGTTGGAGAATAGTATCCGAATGCAATACGTTAAGGTGCAGATGGGTATAGATTCAATGGATAAGATGTATGCAGAGAACAAGAGGTACTACGATAGTCGCATAGGCGAGATTGCCAACGCTGATGTAGTAAAGGAACAAGGATACTTCTTTGGTGTAGAAGAGTTGAAGATACACAAGGAAGGAAGTATGGTTATTGCAGGTGGTAGTAACGATGCAACAAGAATATATACTGAGCCGACTAAAGTCACTCAGACTATTATAGAGCCGACTACGGTCACTCAAACGGAACGAAACAAAGATTATTCAAAAATTAAATTCATTTAAAATGACAAAAGTAGAAAAGGCAGCACAAGACGCTGCGATACTAGCACAGTTTGAAGAAAGCATTAAAGATTTGCCTGAAACTGAAAAGACCCTGATGAGAACAGTAAAGTCTCAAATTGATTCAGCATTAGCTAAACAAACTTCAGAGAACGAAGAAGCTACCGCTAAAGCCTTAGAAGATGCCCTTGCGCAACTTAAAGAGCAAGAGACTATCAAAACTATGGCTAAGACATTACAAGCGCAAGGATTGGCTATTAGCCGTATTGAAGCAAGTAAGTTAGTTCCTAACGCAGAACCTACTACGTTTAAAGAAGCATTGAAAGCATCATTGGATGCACAAGCATCTACACTTGAAGAAGTACGTTCACAAGGCGGTCTTCGTAAAGGTCAAGATTTGAACTTTGAAGTTAAGGCGGTTAATATCACAGAAGATACAACTATCATTGCAGGTGCTACTGAAAATACACTTACGCAAAATACAGGTGTAATTAGTCCTATTAGACAGCGTACTGAAAAGTATTTACAAGCCGTTACAACAGGAACTATCAACAATCGTTTTGCATTGTGGATTGAAGAAACTAATGAAGATGGAACTCCTGTAATGATTGGAGAGGCAGCACCAAAAACTCAAATCTCTGTATTGTATGTTGAGAAAACTCAGCCAGTTCAGAAGATTGCCGTTTACTCTAAAGTTTCAACTGAGTTGTTGGCTGACTTACCTCAATTGACAAGTTTCATCCAAAACTCAATGTTGAAGCGTGTTAATGTAGCTATTGAAACTCAATTATTTTCAGGTACAGGTGTAGCACCTTATATTAAAGGGGCTACGGAATGGGCAGCACCATTTGCCGCAGTAAGTTTAGCTAATACTATCCCTTACGCTAACGAAATTGATGTTATCCACGCAGTTGCAAATCAAGTTGATTTAGCTTTCGGTACACCTAACGCAATCTTCGTTCACCCTGATACATTGAACAAAATCTTCGGATTGAAATCATCAACAGGCGAACCATTGTACAAAGATTATATGGATTGGTCTATCGGTGGTATGGGTCGTAACTTAGTTGTTGCAGGTATGCAAGTAATTGCTACTCCTGCCGTTACCGCAGGTACTTTTATTGGTGGTGATATGAAAGTTTTGAATGTATTGTTCAGAGAAAGTTTAAACATCCGTTTAACTCCATCAGGTGACGATCCAATCAATAACTTGATGACACTTATCGTTGAGGCACGTCTTGTTCAGTTTGCATCACGCAACGACTTACAATGTTTAGTAGAAGGTGATTTCGCAACAGCTATCGCAGCTTTAACTTCAATCGCATAAATTAAATAACAATGGCAAAATCTAAAGTAAATAAAGTAATAGAAGAATTGGATGTATTAGATACTCCTATCGTTGAAGAACAACCTATGGTTGAACAACCTTTGGTTGTCGAACTACCTATCTTAAAAGGAGACCAAACAATCATCGGATTAGGTTTGGGTGGACTTGTAAAGGATAAGGAGTATAAGGTTTCATCCGACATAGCTACTATTTTAATTACTAAAGGTTTTGCCTCTTTAAAAAACAAATAAATGAAAAAATTAGGAATCATATTACTGATGGCTGCGCTCTTCAGTTGCAACGACACACAAGCGCAAATTACAATGTATAAGTCAACCGTGCTTCAATCGGGTATTACTGCCCAAACATCTGACACGTTGGTGAATACTGAAACTACATACTTCAATGTGCGAACAGGTGCATTGAATAAGTACACAACCAATAAGTACGCCTTTTATTTTACTGTTGATACAGCCTCAGGCGTAACACCAGTTGCAGTTAATGCCGTAGCTCAAGGAAGTTATGATGGTATTAATTGGTTTAATATGAGTTCTACATTTAGCGGTGTTGATGGTGTTAATTGTGATAGTTTAACTATTGCATCTTCGGCTCAAAATAATGTACAAAAGAAAATATCTTGTATTGGTGGTGCAGGGAAATTCGTATACGCAGTAAGCACTTTCAATTGTACTGCACGAGTGACTTATGCAAGACTTGTATTCGTTCAACCATCTGGTACGTCAACGCTATATATAAATAACGTGTATTTAATCCCATTTAGTAATTAATGAGCCAAATAACTCAATTAAATCATTTCGCAGGTAATATTTATTTACCTAATGTAACTTCACAAGCTACCGTAGAAGGTGCAAAAGCTACTGCGTTCATTAATAAATATGAGCCTGAGTATTTGCAATATATACTTGGTTACGAGTTATATGATTTATTTGAGAATGGTTTATTAACTAATACGACTATTTACAAGAATATCAGAGATGGGGTTACCTATACTGATGTTTGGACAGGTCGCACGGAGAAATGGTATGGTTTTGCATCGGTTGGTACGAATCCCATAGCGAATTACATTTATTATCAGTTGTTGAAAAACAACGCACAACAAACAACAGGAATTGGTCAGGTGAACACGGTAGCGGAAAACGCTACTCGTGTCTCTCCTGAGATTCCAATGTGTAGTGCTTGGAATGAGATGGTTGATTTTAATATCAAGCTATACGGATTCTTATACGCTAATCAAGACATATATCCATCTTGGATAGGCAACGATTATTACGCAAGGTCTCAAGAGTTTGTAAACTTATATAGAAAGATTAATACATTCGGCATCTAATGGGAGCAACCTATACTTCACTTCCTGTATCTATACCTTCAATTATGAAGGCGATTGTTAGCGAGGTAGAGACTAACTTAATAGATGAAGCATCACTTGACATTCCAAGAGTATCATTCAAATGCGAGACTTGGATTAAGTTAATGGAAAGGCTAAGTAAGGAATCTCAGGTTGCAACATTTGATGAAGCAAAGTATCCTCTTGTTGCATTATTACGCAACTTTGATGAGAAGTATAAAGCTAACACCGACCTTGTTGAAGTATCATTGACATTGGTGATTGTAACACCATCTACACCCACAAAAGAGAGTGAGGACAGAGAAGTAGATAATTACACACCAATATTATATCCTATCTATGCTGAGTTGATGTCGGTACTTGCCGAATCACCTTACTTCTTAGGTTATGGTATATCCATTGAGCATACAAAGACAGATAATATGCACTTAGGGGTTGATGGAACACAAGGTAATACTAAGTACTTACTTCCTGATTGCGTTGATGGTATTATTATAAGCGGATTGAAGTTAGGAGTTGTACCATCACGTTGTGTTGGGTTTAACTACGGGCCTCCAGTTCAGTTAACATACTTGAATAACGTAGCGGAGTTAAGTATTTCGGCTACTAATTATGTAATAGGTGTAACTCTAAATAATGCACAATACATCAATGGTGTAGTTCCTACTCCAAGTTATTACTTGTATTATCCTATATCTTCTCAAGAAAATATGGGTAACAAGAAGATAGAAGTTGATGGAGACACTGTGTTGTTTCAAACTTTAGGGTTGGAAGATGGCAGTTACTATGGATACGTTATTGGAGATGATGGTACAACAAGGAGTAAATTATATTTCGGATTCTACGTCAAAAGTGGCAATGCTGTTAAATGCACTACATTTGTTAAGCATTATTTAAACAACTTTGTTGTATCAGGAGTAGATTATAGCGATTACCCATTTGACGTTACTCATAAATTTATTTATTCTGAAAAAAACATAGAACAAATTGAATTGACATCAAGTGGCGGTAACCTACAATACCAACAATTCTTTGCACCTTATGTATTAGATACAACTGAAATAACAACAACAATTAACCAACAAAAACCATTATCGCCTACGGATGTAACTTATAGCGTTTTGGTTGACGGACAATATTTAAATTCACAATCATTTTATAAAACAAATTAAAAATTATGCCTACATACACAAACATAATCGCTTGTAATACTGCGAATAGTAATACAGGGATTCCTCAATGTTCCTTCGACTTTGGAACTATTGAAAAATTTATGCTTATCCCAAAAGGGACTAAGTTCACACAAACGCACGTTCAGACTTTATTCTCAGTCTTGAATGGCTCATCAGTAGCAGGTTCAGCGCAAAACCCTACTGAATCATTAAGAGGTTACCCAATCGGTAAGTTCATAAACATTGAAGATAAGAGTACGGAAACGACTACTACTTCAACAGGATATGGCTCAATGATTCTTGGTAAGAAAGGTAAGTTCTACTTTGAGTGGGAGTATAAGAATGGTGGTATGAACTACGATGTTATGCTTACTACTTTTGAAGGACATCAAGATTCATACGATGTATTGTTATTCGATAAGACTGCGAATGCGGTAATCGGAACTACACCTGATGATAATACTCTTGGTAACGTACTTCAAGGTCTTAGCCTTGACTTGATTATCTGTCCTTTGCCTAAGTTATCTGCTGATGGTGTTACAACACACAAGATCGGATTGATATTCTCTGATGCTAACGAGTTGATGCAATCAATGGCTTACTATGTATTACCTACTTCACAAAAGGTTAATAACATCGTAGGTTTGCGTAACTTAGAGTTCAAATTACATACGGCAGGTTCAGCAGCAACAGGTATTGTTAGATTCAGAGTTACTACCGATGGTGGCGCAGTAGATTTAGGAGATACATATGGTGCTTCATTGGTAGCTATTGCTGCATCGAATTGGGTAGTTACTAATAACTCAGCAAATACTGTTATAGCATCAGGCAATACAGCATTCTCTTATAGTACTACAACTAAGATACTTACGTTGACAATATCTACTACTATCCCTACTTCTGGTCAGGAAATTACTATTAACTCACCAAGTGTAACAGCTTTAGGAACAGGTGGAGTTTCAGGTTTTGGTAATACATCATTAACTACAACATTCGGAGCATAATGGCAACAGATTCAATTTTAATGGACAACATAAATATTCCTATTAAATGGATAACCGATTGCTCGGATGTCAATGAATTTCTTAATAAACAGCCTTATGCTGAATGTTGGGGAGTAACTGAGGAATGGATGCGTAATATATATTCTATTGCGACAAGCGAAACTGAGGACAAGCCTAAAGGTAAAAACAAATAACAAATAGGGAGGGTGCGGTAATGCGTACCCTCCATTACCTTATGACAATTCAAGAGAAATACCAACGATTTAAAGGGTTGCAAAAAGACCTTGATATATGTGGTATGGATTCTATGAGAGATACTCAAAAAGAGTTCTTGGATTACAATAAGGAGCAGATGTTAAGTGGTGAAGGCAATGATGGACAAGCAATGGGCGAATACGCATTACCTTGGTACGCAGATAAGAAGTTTAAGATGAATCCACGAGCAGATGGTAATGTTGACTTGTACCTAACTGGTTCTTTTCAAGCAGGAATGTTTATGGATATATCGGCTAAGAACTACGTCATCAAGAGTACGGATGGCAAGACGGCAAAGTTACTTGGTTGGTATCCTAACGCATTCGGATTGAACAAGGATAACTTGGATGAGTATAGAAATGGTGTATTTTTCGATGCCTTTATGAAAAGAGTAAGACGGCAAGTAAATGGCTAAGGTTAAAATATGTTTGCCGTGTGAGAGAGAGAAGGCTAAGTTACCAACGTATGGTAAATTGGCTAAAGAACGAGCAATAAATGAAAACAAAATAATAGTAGTATATTTCGATGAAGAGGATAAAAAGTATTATACAACGGATTTGGAAACAGCGCAAAAGCGAGGTTATAAAGCCGTTGAATATTACACGCCTCTATAACTCTATTGATATGCCACTACGAGTATTCATTGATGCAATCGTAGATGGTAAGACCGAAGATATTGATAACTTTGAAGATATTTACATTGAGTTTTGCGAATCTATTGGCGGTAAGCAGTTAGAACAATCAATGGATCAGAACAAGGAGATAGTAACTCTACGTTCAAGGGTTATCGTTACCGCTAAGACTATTGAGATGTTGCTAATGTCAAGGAGCAAGGATATGTTTGACTTGCTTATGTCCTTTGAGTATCCTACACAAGCATTGGAGTTTTCTGATGAGAACATAGAGAAGTTGATAATGCAGATTGAACCGCACTTGAAGTTGGAATCGGTTGACCTACAAGTTATGCAGAACGCATTACCAAAGACTAAAGGAAGTTACACAAGAGATTACTTTTACTCAATGTTGGTTGAGATTTCAACGGCATTCAAGATGTCCGTAACGGATGATATATCTCTTAGGATGTATTGTGCTTATGTAGTGAAATACAAGCAATACGCAGAACAATTAAATAGACAAAATATATGATATACTTAGCTTGTTTTATTGGCGGTGTTATTTGCACATTTGCAACCTCTTGGTTGTATAATAAGATGATTGATATATATTTGCAAAGGAAGGAAGACGAAGACTTTTTAACGGACTATTTTAACCAATTAGAAGAAGATGGCAAACGCTAACGGCAGTATAGATGAAATAATTGGGCAGGAAGCGAGAAATCAAGTCCAAGAAACTACTAACCTATTAAAGTTAATGGTAGATGAGTTCAAGGTAGCGGTAACTCAAGCTAAAACTTTGAACACAGAAATTTCTAATGCGAAAGGATTAGCGCAAATGACTACGGCATTAGAGAAGATGAATATCACTACTGCTAAAGCTACTGAGGCAACTAATAAGGCTGCGGTAGCGTATGAGAAATTAAGACAACAAGAGCAGATTACAGCAACTAAGTTAGAACAAACTGCTACTCAACAAGCTAAAACTGATAAAGAAAAAGTTAACATTGAAAAAGCGAAATTAGATTTACGTTTAAAAGAAGAGGCTGCGGCACAAAAAGCTATTGCTAATTTAGCAAAAGAAACAAAAGCGGCAGAAATACAAGCAAGTGCATATATAAAACTTAGAGATGCTCATAAGTTAGCTGAAAAAGCCGCACTTGAAGCAGGTGTTACTTATGGGAAAAATAGCGAACAATTTAAATTAGCGGCAGCAGAATCAAATAAATTAAGAGACCAATTTGTAGGGTTACATAAAGAACTTGGTAATAATAGAGATAACGTAGGTAACTATGGTTCAGCAATATCTAAGGTATGGGGTGGTATTAGACAGTTAGCTTACATATTGCCTGGTCTTGGTATTGCAGGTATATTTAATTTGGCAGGTGAGGCGATAGTTCAATTATTTCCTCAAATAGAAGAGTTTTATAATAAAATTGTAAATGGTAATGCAGAGGCGAAAAAAGCAGCTAAAGAATTAAGTGAAGATATTGGCAAACAAACAGGAAAATTTGAATCACTTACAAGGCAATTAAATGACCATAATTTAAGTAAAGAACAACACATTAGGGCGGCAAAAGAATTGCAAGAACTTTATCCAACAGCATTAAAAAATTATTCAGCAGAAGAAATTGCAGCAGGTAAAGCATCAGAAGCAATTAAATTAATTGGCAAGGCTTTAATAGCAGTATCAATGGCAAGAGCAGCACAAGCAGATATTGATAAAAATGCAGCTGAAAAATATTCTAATGAAAAAAATATAGATGAATTAAAGGCTAAGTTAATACTTGAAAAAGAAAATCAAAAAATATTTTTAGAACAAACTAAAACTATAAATAGAAATGATAATTATTATAATTTGATTGTTGAAAGAGCAAATAAATCAACTAATGCAATTTCTTCAATGTCATCTGAAATTGAGAAATTAACAAATCGAAATAATGAATTAGAAAATTCAATGAATAAAGCAGCCAATGCAATAGGTGAATATGATGCAGCAGCTAACGCTGGTGGTATTAAATTGGATGGTAACGATTTGAGCAAAGGTAAAAAGAAAGAAAAGATAATCAAAGAAATTGAAATTCACGTTAAATGGATTGAAGATAATTTGCCATCAACAGGCTTATCTCCTGCAACCGTAAAAGCATTAGGAGATGCCTATAAGGGAATGTTTGAATCTATTAATGATGATATTGCAGCAGAATATCCACAAGGACTTGGAGACCCTGAAGCGGCTCAATTAAATCTTCAACTTTCTGAACACGCAAATCAAAAACGTATTGAAGCAGATAAAAATAAAATTGCTGAAGATAGTAATAAAGTAAGAGTACAGAAGACTAAAGAAATGTTGAACGCTATCGTTCAAATAACAAATGATGCTACTTCTGCATTATCTGCTATAAGCGATGCAATTACCGAAAGAGAACTTTTGGCTATTGATAAACGTGATAAAGCATTAAAACTACTTTATGATAATGAACTTAGGTTTATTGAAAACTCAGGATTTTCATCAGCAGAAAAAGAAAAACAAAAGCAAAAATTACAAGCACAAACTGAGGCTAAACAAAAACAAATTGATAGAGATAGAGTTACTGCATTAAGAAAACAAGCGGCATTAAATAAAGCATTATCAATAGTAAATATTATAGCTAAAACTGCTGAAGCAGTTATGGCTAATTTAAGCATTCCAGGTTATGGTCAAATAATGGCAGCAGTTGCAGCAGCATTAGGTGCAGCAGAATTAGCTAAAGTTATTGCAACACCACTTCCACAATATGCAAAAGGTCGTAAAGGCGGTAAAGCAGAACACGCTATCGTTGGTGAGATAGGACAAGAGGCAATCGTAACTACTGATGGTAAGGTAACACTTACACCATCAACTCCAAGTCTTGCTTACATCCCACAAGGTGCGGATGTTATACCTCACAACGAATTGATAAAGAACTCAGCGTATGTAGCACTTGCAAAACAAGGAACTGTTACTACTGATAAGTTACAAATGGCATTGATAGCAGAATTTGAACGCAATACTGAAAAGATTGATGAGTTAATCAGCGTAACAAAGTCTAAGAACCTAACTGCAACATATAACGGATTGGGTGGATTTGAATCATATAAACAAGCAAACATAAGATAATGGCGCAACCTAAACCATATAGACATTATCTAAGGTATTATGATATATCTGCATTAGCATACGAATACTATTATGTAACAGGCGGTACGGTAGATACTACATCAGCTAAAACTGAACTTGCTCGTGCGCCTGAAGGATGGCAAGAATATGAAGTTGGTTGGGAACGTGGGTTTACTTACTACGGAATGTTTACATCATACGCAACACCTTTAAAGTTTCACAAGGATGGTGCATTGATACTTCGTTACTTACAATATACTTATGGCATTGAAGCTAAGTGCGAGTTGCTTGTAGAAAAGTTTAATAGTGATACTGCGGTATTCGATTACGAAACATTTTTTATTGGAGATTTGGATTTATCTAAAACTACTGATGAGTTTGATTACGTTGTTGTACCAATAATGGAAAGCGGTTTCCCTGCAAAGTTAAAGGCAAGAGAAGATACACCTTATGAGTTTGCATTGGATGGTAATGCTGATGCTAAGTATGTATATAATGATGGAGTTGCTTTGCAATCTAAATTATTTTGGACAAGTGTTGATGGTGGTACAATTGCTGGAATTAATACATTTGATGAATTTCCGTTTTTATCTTTTTATGCGTATGAAGGAACTAATTTTTTGCAAAGATATTTTGATGTAACTCAAACTCCTCCACAAAAAGGATTTATTAAAAATGAAGAAACTACATCAGTAGATTATACAATAACTTTAAGTGGTAGTTATATAATTAATACACAAGGAATAACAGGTATTAAATATTTTACAATAAGACTTATTGAAACTGACTCTAATGGTGTTGGTATAGTAGGTGGTATTACTGATATTTATATATCACCAACAGGTATTTCAAGTAATAGTACTGGTATATATAATATTAGTACTATAACTGTACAATATACATTGCCATCAAATCATTATTTACAATTAGGTCATTTTCTTGCAGGTGGACCATTGGGGAGTAACGATCCAAATCCTGCGGCATTAAACTCACAATGGTCTACTGGAGTTTCTGCTTTAGATTTTTCTGTTTATTTTCAAAATAAATATGTAGGTTCATATCATCCAACTTTAAAAGCAGTTGATGTAATGCAATATCTTATTAATGAAATAGGGAAGAACAATTTAGGGCAACCTGACCAAACTCCTAATTTTATTGACCATACTATTGAATCTCAATTCCCAAGTCAAATAGTAATTACATCAGGTGATGGTATAAGAAATTTTAAAGGTAGTAAATTAAAAATATCATTTTCTGAACTATTCAAGTTTCTAAACACAAAGTTTGGAGTAGCATTTTATTACGATAAAACTACAAACACTTGTCATTTACAAGATAAAACAAATGTATTTATAAATTCTCAAGGTGCAGGGTATGGTAATATTGGAAGTGTAAAAAATCTTAAAATAACTCCATTCACATCTGAGGCATTTGTAAACTTAAAGATAGGAAATCAAAATTTTTCTTATGACCAAAAAGGAGATGGAATTAATGAAATCACTAATGGTAAAGATGAGTTTAATAACGAGACTGTAAGATTAAGTCCATTAGTAAGAATTAATGCTACTGCGGATTATATTAGTCCTATTCGTTGTGATAGATTTGGGATTGAATTTACTCGTATCAATTACACGAATAAAACAATATCTGATGCTTCAACCGATAATGATGTATTTGCCATTCATAAAAATGAAGATAGTAGTGGAAATTTCCAATTATATAATGGTACTTCTTATGTTACAACACCTTATTACCTTTTATACCGAACACCGATAGTAGTAGGTACTTGGGAGATACAAAATATATATTCTCCTTCAACGGCATACAACATACTTTTTTCACCTCAGCGTTCTCTATTTAGAAATGGTGCTTACTTCCGTTCATTGTTAAAACTTAATGATGCAAATTCACTTAACTTCCAATTAAGCGGAATGAATAATATAAATAACGCTAAAATGATTACCTATACAAATGGAGCATTAGACTTCAATGAAGGTGGTGCGGTTCTAATTAGTGACTTATGCCCTGATGAGGATGTATTATTCCAACCTGTAATCTTTGAATTTGAAACCAAAGAAGTAATAAATTTATACAATTTAATAGAGGATAATCCTTATAGTTATGTTACCTTTACATACTTGGATAATCAATATGCAGGGTTCATAATATCAGCGAAAAGTAAACCAGTTATAAGAGGTACAACACAGTTCAAATTGTTAGCAGCACCACACATAGATTTAACCAACTTAATACGATAGATGGCAAACATATTTGAAATACCTTTACTCAATCCACTTAGGGCAATATGGCAAAGTGATAAACTGAATGCAGACCCATCAGGAACTGTATTATATCAAGCCTTCAATTCTGCTTACAATTATCGTAACATAGATTCCGATTGGTACTATCGAACTCTAAAGGAATATGAGCAGAAACAACCTTACGTTCAACCATTTCAGCAATCAGATACTATTAGAGTTCAATGGATAGGTAGCGACAATACATCAGGCTATTATGACCACGTTAGATTACTTGATAGCAATGGATCGGATACAGGTGTTTCAATTTCAGTAGGTTCTTCGGCAATAGGCAGTAGGACTTTGTACACCATTACACTTCCATTGTGGAATATCAACGAGGGCAAATACTTCTTATCGGTATATCATCATCCTCCATCCAACGAAAAAACTTGTATTGTATTTGAGCCATTCCACGTTAAGCAAGTTCACATCAAGACGGTTAGAATAGATTATTACAACTCATTCAATGACCAATCGGTTATATACCCTACTTCCGCTTACATACCACAAATACGAGTTCACGGATGTATTACTGATGTAACTAACGAAAGTAAGTTCAATGTATACGAAGACCAACCTATGAATGTAGAGATGGTATCAGGGATTCCGTATCGCACGTTTGAGTTAACACTTGGTGGTAGTAAGGGTATTCCACAATGGTACGCAGACATCATAGAACGTGCCTTGTTGACCGATACTCTTATGATTGATGGTATTGCTTACACAAGAGCAGAAGGGGCTAAATTAGAGGCTAAGAAGGAAGCAGGGAAGCCTTTGAATATGTATACTATTAAGTTACGAGAAAGATATAATACGGCAACATTGGATATAGTTCAAAAGAAGTCTTATGTAGTCGGAGCAATGCCTCAGACGAATTATTTTTGGATTGAGACTATGACAATTAATAACGCATCAGTTAACGTAATACGTATGTTCAAAGGTAAGCGTAACTTCTTAGACTACTTGAACGCAACGTACTTGCTTACTTATGGTTATTGGGCAGAAGATTACAACAATAAACTTGTGTTTGTACTTAACTCTATAACTACAAGCATAAACACAACAACACTTACAACGGCTAATACGTTAGCTTACGGAATTAGATTCAGATGCGTTGGGACTGGAGATTTTACAATAGATTTATCAGCACCTGCAAGTAGTAATTTTTATGCAGTTGCGTATTCAGATGGTTCTGCGTCAGTTAATAAAACTGCATTGGCAGTATATACATCTATAACAACAATAACTAAAAACTTTGCAATCAATAAACCTAAAGATGTTTTTATATTTGGAAGTAATATTAAAATATACGATACAACAAGTAGCACAATAAGAATTACTGAAGTTGATGGAGATTTAGCAATAGGATGTACTGATTTATCAATGTCTTCAATGATTGGCACAAATACTATCGGAAACTTATTCAAGTATATGACAAGTTTAAGGTATTTAGGATTAGATGACTTATCATTATCTTCATCTATGATAGATAGTATCATAATGAACCTATACGATGCAAGGACAAGACTTCATTCAAGTTGCGAAATATATTTGAATGGTCAAACACCATCTGCACCTCCAAGTAATACACAGGGCATTAACTTGTTTAAGTCTACTATTAAATCACTTATAACAACTTTAACTACCGACTAATGGCACTACTACCAATAGGAAATAGAAAGCGTTATAGCAATAGGTTGCAAGTAACAACCGTTGAAGCTGAGTATAACATACTTATGAAAGCTAATGACGGAGATGACATTAGTATAAGCAAAGAAGATTTTATGACGTATGTGAGTAATAACGATATTGATGGAGGCGATGCGAATAGCAGATATTTAATAACACAAAAAATAGATGGAGGTAACGCATAATGGCTAACATAATACAAATACGAAGAGACTTAGGTGCTAATTGGACTTCCGCCAATCCAACACTTGCCGATGGTGAGTTAGGTGTCGAAACGGATGCCTCACCTGCTGCCAAGATGAAGATTGGTAACGCAACTGATGATTGGACTACGTTACAATATCTTGCCATTGATGGATCAAGAATATACAACGGAACAACTGCACCATCAACATTATACAATGACCACGATTACTATATCCGTACTTCAAATGGTGCAGTATACGAACAACAATCAGGTGCTTGGGTATTGCTATTTACAATGTCAGGTGGTGGCGGTTCATCTTGGACCGATGCAACTATAACTGATGCTAACTTTACCGCAGCTAACGATACAAGATACTATTTACCTGCTCATACTTTATCTGCCAATAGAACGGTTAACATTGGTAGCATAACAACGCAAGTAATGTTTATCATTGAGGAGAATTACGATGATTGGCATCTATCGTTTACAGGCGGTACGGTATATGATTCAGGTGGTTCAAACGTGATAACTGAAATACTTGGTCAATGGACAACTGTATATACTAAAATAGGAAGTAAATTAATAAGAACACAATAATATGAGAAGAATCATTACGGCACTATTAGTGCTACTAACAACAAGTGCAATAGCACAAAACGGAGGTCAGATAACTGGCAAGAAAAATAGCGGACTTACAGGAACGGTAATGGTAGATTCCGTAGCATTGAAAGTATCAGATAGTGCATCTCGTGTTTACCTATCGGCAATGAAGTTAAAGTCTGATAGCATCTACAAGCGTATGTACCAGGATAGCGTTAACCTTGCCAAGTTAGGTACAGGAGTTACGATAACAGGCAATGTTAACACAACTATATCAGATGTTACTAAAAAAACATTAAGTACGCAATTAGTATCGGCAGATACAGGGTTAGTTGTGAATGCGGTTATGCACGGCTTGGCAACAGGCGGTGGTGGTGGATATAAAGATGTAAAAGTTAACCCATCAGGCGCATTAACTGTTGATGCGACTCAATCAGGCACTTGGAATGTGAACAATACTCCATCTGCAAGTGATTCGACCAAGTATAGAAGTACTATACAAGTTAGTAACTTTCCTGCATCTCAAACAGTTACATTCACTCGTTTAAAAGCATCAACGGATACACTTATTGCGAATCTTGATGCAACGGATAGCACTAATATTGCAGGTATCAATAGCAAGTTAGCAGGTACGTTGACTGTTGGTAGTCACGCAGTAACTAATGCAGGTACTTTTGCGGTACAAGCTACTCAGTCAGGTACTTGGAATGTGAATAATGTAAGCGGTACTATATCACTTCCAACAGGTGCGTCAACAGAAACAACTCTATCCGATTTAAATAGCAAAGTGCCATCAGGGTTAACAACTGCTGGGAGCAGACTTGCTATTTATAGTCCTGATAGTATTAAGGTTTTTGCAACTAATGGATTTGGAAGTGGCGGTAGTGGTGGTACAACAAGTTTAGATGCAGTAGATTCCACTAATCTTGCAAATACGTCTACAAATACATCAAACACAAATTCAAAACTACCATCAGGGTTAACTGTGACATCAACTAGGTTATTAGTTGATGGTAGTGGGGTAACACAACCTGTATCATTCACAAGACTTAAAGCATCAACGGATACGGTGGCAATATCAGGTAGCATCACCGCTACCGCAGGTGCAACTGCTATTTATGATTCGACTTATACGGCAGTTCAAATGGATACGGCAGGACTTGGTGCAATGGCTAATTCGGCAACAGTTGGATGGCAATCAGATTCGGTTGGGTTGCGTCAACACAAGTGTACCGATGTAAAGATAGGAGTTAAGATAAGTATGGCAAACACCGCACCTGCAAATGACAAAGCGGTGTATGTGTATGTATATCCAATGTGGTATGATGGTAGTACTTGGTACTTTACATCAGGCGGTACAGCAACTTTCCCATCAGGTGCGAATAGCACTTATACAATTGCATCACCTAATAACTTACGATTGCTTGGAGTGTTAAGTTACACTACTACAAATATGGTTTTACAAGACCAATTTGTACTAAGCAATGCGTTTGGTTCAACAATGCCTGATGCTTTTGGATTGGTAATTGTAGACTTTTCAGGTGCAGCTATTCATACAACAAATCATAGAATCTATTATTCACTTATAAACAAAGTACAACGATAATGAAAAAACTATTATTCATAGCCTTGATGTTGGCTTCATTTACATCATTCGGACAAGTTGAGACAATTAGAGTATTGTCAATTGATAGATATCAATCTCAAGGATATTGTGTTTTAAGGGCAGGATTCCGCATAGCCATTCCAAATCCTTTGGGAAGTTCTGCTCAATGTGATAGAATTATAATGTCTTATGCAAACAAATATAACATTTCAAGGATAGATTCTATTGCAGGTAAAAAATATGCTTACATTGTGCAAGAAGAATCAATTACACCAACAACTACTAAGAATCAAATCAGAACAACTTTGGTTAATAGGTTTAATGATTTAACATCAAAGATTGCTATTTTCGTTGCTAATTTAGAAGTGTATGATTCAACACTTGGCGAATCATACATTGACAATATTTGGCAACTTTCACCTCAAATAAATTCGTTATGATAAGGGGATTTGCGGTAGTGTTATTGGTTATAGTGTTGAGTTCATTTGGGTCATTTGCACAATTAAATAAAGGTTTGATTGCGCACTATCCTTTGAATGAAGGAGGTGGTACTATTATAGTTGATAAGACAAGATTTAATAATGGTACTTTAAACAATACTGCATTAAGTTCTACAAGTGGATGGAATTTAAGAAAAGGTATTGTACTTGATGGAGTAAATGATAATATCCAAA